TAAAAATCTTTTACTTAAAATAACCAAAGAGAGAGAATAACTATGGCAAACTTACTCCCACAAGTTGAACTGTCAAACACGTTCAACGAATTTAGAAGTACCGTTAACAATATCAGCAATACTATCAACGGATTAATCGACCCTGCTGGTGGTCCTGGTGACTATTCTACAGAATCGTTGTATGCTGATGGTGTTTATGCTAATACTGTTACAACACCAGTTTTATCCGCAACAAGCGCAACTGTACCAAACACTTTTGTTAGCACACTAACATCTGGTCGTGTTGTTGTTGCTGGAGCAAGCGGTAAACTAATTGACGATGCTGGATTAACATATAATACATCAACTAATGCTTTGACTGTTGATGGAGACCTTAACATCAATGGAAACAATATTCGTTTTCATTCTGCAAACGGTTCTGCAACATTTGCAAACACGACTTATGCACTAGAAGTTCATGGTCGCAGAGCGCACATGGTCAGTGAAAACTTAGTTATCACAGAAACTGCATCATGGATTTCATCTAGAAATGAAACAGAAGACCAACACTTGGTATTGGCTATCGGTGATACAGACGGTTCACACGATATTGCAGTTGTAAACAAATCTACTGGCGCAAACGCTTACGGCGAATTTATTGCATACTCAACTACGGGTAACTCTGAAGCCGGTTGGTTGTCAATGGGTATTAACTCACCAAACTATACACAGTCTGCATTCTCATTGACTGGTCCTGATGAGGCTTATATGCTTTATGAAGCAGAAGCGGGAACAACAGGTACTGGTAACTTGATTATTGGTACTGGTTCAAATGGTTCACACAACAAAATTATCTTGGCTGCCGGCGGTTTCGCTGACCCCGCAAACAATCAACAGGTTGTTATTACTCCAGGTCAACGTGTTTATGTTAACATCAACACACAATCTTCAAACACAACAACTGGTGCGCTTGTAGTTAACGGTGGTATCGGTTTGAATGGTAACTTGAACGTTGGTGGTAACGTAGCAATTACAGGTACTATCACACTTGGTGGTGGCGGTAACACAGTTTCTACATCATCACTACAAGTTGATAACCCAATTATTTTCGTTGGTTCTAACAACGCCGCAGATACATTCGACTTGGGTCTCAACGGCGAATACACATCAGGTAGCACAAAATATAGTGGTCTTGTTCGTGATGCATCAGACAGCGGTAAGTGGAAGTTGTACTCTGGCATCACAAACAAGCCAGCAAACACAGTTAACTTCACAGGCGCAACATACGACACATTGTATCTTGGTAAAGTTGAAGCAGTTGGTGGCGTTGCGTCATCAAGCACAACAACAGGTACAATTATTGTCACAGGTGGTGTTGGTGTATCTGGCGCAATCTATGGTGGCGGTCAACTACAAACATCTGGTCAAATCAGAACAACTGCAACTACATCATCTACAAGCACATCATCTGGTTCATTGGTTGTCGATGGTGGCGCAGGTATTGCTGGTGATGTATTCATTGGCGCTACACTGAATGTTACAGGAAAGACAACTCTAAGTGCAACAACAAAACTGCAACAAGTTCTAGAAAAAGTTACAGTTAGTGCAACTGCCGCATCTAGCACAGTTAACTTTGATACCTTGACACAAGGTGTTCTATTATACACATCAAACGCTTCAGGCAACTGGACCTTAAACGTGCGTGGTGATTCTGGAACAACATTGAATAGTGTAATGGCTACAGGCGAATCATTCACAATTGCATTCTTGGCTACACAGGGTGGTACAGCATATTATCCAACAGGATTTACAATTGACGGTTCTTCAGTAACTGTTAAGTGGCAGAACACAACTCCAGGTAGCGGAAACGCAAACGCAATTGATGCATATTCATATACTATCATCAAAACTGGAAGTGCTACATATACAGTGCTTGGTTCACAAACTAAGTTCGCTTAATATTTAATGATAATGGAGGATAATTAATTATGCCTATTCTTGGAACAAGAGGCGGTGGCTCCGCTAAAGGATTTGGATTTTCGAGTGGTGTCGCTTCGGCACCTCCTGGAGAAGCCGTGTACACTTCAGTCGGTACATACACATGGACTGCGCCAGCAGGCGTTACAAAAGTTAGCGTAGTATGCGTTGGCGGTGGTGGCGGTGGTGGTTGCGAAAACAGCGGACAAGGTGCTGGCGGCGGTGGACTTGGATGGGTTAATGATTACACAGTAAGTCCTGGCGGAAGTTACACTGTTGTAGTTGGCGCTGGTGGTTATGGAGCACCCGGAAACTATAGTTCCAGTCCAGGTCAGGATGGCCAGACTTCATCTTTTGCTGGCGGCGGCTCAGTTTATGGTGGCGCTGGTGAAAGAGGATTTTCACCAAACAGCGAACGTAATGGCTACGGCGGTGGCTACACCGGTGGTGGCGGTGGCAATGGTGGTCCTGGAGGACGAGACAACGCTAACAATGGTTGCGTTGGCGGCGGCGGTGCCGGCGGATACACTGGAAGTGGTGGTCACGGAGATTCTAATCCATCATATGGTCCATATTCACAACCTGGTTCAGGTGGTGGAGGCGGTGGTGGAGGAGGTTCTTCGCCATCATCAGGTACTGGTGGAGGCGGTGGTGGCGTAGGACTCTATGGTCAAGGACCTAATGGAAGCCGAGGCTATGGAACTTGGCTAGATGGATACGGTAGTGGCCAAGGCGGTGGTGGTGGCTCTGGAGGTAATTCTGGTCAATCTGGTCATACAGGCAATCCAGGTTCCGGAGGAAATTCAGGAAATGGAAATGGTGGTTTATATGGTGGCGGTGGTGCTGGAACAAATGACGGTGCTTATGGTGGAAATGGTGCACCAGGTGCCGTTCGTATCATGTGGGGTAGTGGGCGTTCATTCCCAAGCAATGCCGCTTAATTGAAAGGTTCATTATGAATTATTATGATGTTGAATTTATCTCTCCTGTTGGAAATTATGGAAAACACACCGCAGTTGATGCAGAAAGTGTTTTAGAGGCGGTACAAAAAAGTCCACTAATGCTTTCATATGGAACTCCATGGAAACCAGAAGAGTGGACAGTAATTTCAGTTGTTCCATCGCCAAAAGAAAATCTTCCTAGGACTTCAGAAGAACATGAAGCATTTTTGAAAGAACACAATTCTATAAAAAATCGCATTCTAAGAATCTTAGGATTGAAATAATAAATCATCACACACGAAAAAGGGAACTTAGGTTCCCTTTTTTTATTTCTCCACTATTATAAATAGAGAAGAAAATTATTTTAAGGGGCAATAATGAGTACAAGCAGACCAGCGACAAGAGAAGAATTCAAGCAATTCTGTCTTAGAAGACTAGGTGCGCCTCTGTTAGAGATAAACGTAGATGACGACCAAGTTGAAGACTGCATTGAGATTGCATTTCAATACTACTACGACTATCACTACGATGCTACAGAAAAAGTCTATCTAGCACATCCTGTCACACAAGAAGATATCGATAACAAATATTTGACGATTCCTGATGCAGTCATCGGCGTCATTAACATTCTAAACATCGGTAACAGTTATTCCACAAACAATCTATTCAATCTACGATATCAGATTGCGTTGAATGATTTGTTTGCGTTCAACTATGGACCTTTTGCACCATACTACATGGCAATGCAAAACGTTGCTTTGGCTGAAGAATTGTTTGTCGGTAGACAATCTTTAAGATTCAATCGTCACATCAATAGACTATACATTGATATGGCATGGTCGGAAAAAGTTAACGTTGGCGAATACATCATCATTGAAGGATATCAAAAAATCAATCCAGACACGTTTACCGATGTGTACAATGATAGATGGTTGCAAAAATACTGCACAGCACAAATCAAAAAGCAATGGGGCGAAAACTTGAAAAAGTTTGAAGGCATCTCTATGCCAGGCGGCGTATCATTCAACGGACAAAAAATTTGGGACGAAGCAACGGACGAAATTACGAAACTAGAAGACGAAGTAATCAACACATACAGTCTTCCAGTTTCAGATATGGTAGGCTAATCAATGGCACGTAATCGATACTTCAATCAGTATGCTCCGGTCAAGCAGGAGCAAACGCTTGTCGAGAATTTGATTGTTGAGTCAATCAAGATTTACGGCATCGATGGATATTACATTCCAAGAACACACGTAAACTTAAACAAATTTTATGGTGAAGATGCGTCAATGTTATTTGATGATGCTTTACCTATGGAAATGTATGTCAAGAGTTTTGATGGATTTCAAGGACAAGAAGACTTTCTATCAAAGTTTGGTTTGCAAATTGATGAATCGATTACATTTGTAGTTGCACAAAAAAGATTTAACGAATCTCTAAAACCTCTGTATCAGACAGAATATGGTTACAATATTCTGATGGAAGACAGCGAAAATCTTTTGAATGAAGATATGCAAATTGGTTCGGATGGTCGTCCGTTAATCAACTATGATTATGAAAACATTCTACGCCCACGTGAAGGTGACCTAATTTGGGTGCCAATGATGGGATACATGTACGAAATCAAGTTTACTGAAAACATCGAAAACTTTTTTCAATTAGGTAAACTGTATACGTATGAAATGCGTTGTGACCGTTACGAATACTCTAGCGAACGTATTGATACAGGCGTTGCTGACATTGATGGTATTGAAGACCAATTCAGTCTTTCTACAGATAACGTTGAAAAATCATTGCTTGAAGATGGCGAATTGTTACTGCTTGAAGATAGCACACGCATTGTCAACGAAGGCACTGTTGTTGTTAACGCAGATGTTGCCGCAGATAACGAATACATTGGCGAGAAGTTGATTGATGACGATGTTCTAGACTTCTCTGAGAAGAATCCATTTGCACTAACGAGAGTTTACTAATCATGATTTTTGGACACGATTTTTATCACGGCACACTTAGACGCTATGTGATTATGTTTGGTAATCTCTTTAATGAGATTCAGATTGACCGTTGGGATTCAAATGGTAGTAAAATTCAAACATTAAACGTACCCATTGAGTACGGACCAAAGCAGAAGTTTATTCAGCGTGTAACGGCAGACCCAACACTAAACAGAGAGATTTCTACAACTCTACCACGTTTAGGGTTTGAGTTTACGTCAATGACATACGCACCGCAGAGAAAACTAAACACTGGACATTACTACTACAAAGGACAGAATACTGGCGGCACAGATTTTGCATTTGCATACACACCAGTGCCATACGATTTAAACTTCTCTCTTCATGCATTAGTTAAAAACGTTGAGGATGGTACGCAGATTGTAGAACAGATTGTTCCATTCTTTACACCAGACTGGACAGTTACAATGAAAGTATTGCCTGAATTGAATATCAATATGGACGTTCCAATCGAATTGAGTTCAGTGACTTCTGAAGACACTTACGAAGGAGACTTTGATTCTCGCCGTATCGTCACATGGCAATTTGATTTTGTAGTCAAAGGCTACTTATTTGGACCCGTTAAGAAATTCAAGTATATCACTAAGACCGATGTTAACTTCATTGATGATGGTGTTCCAATTGAGAAAGCAATCATCACCACTACACAGTCAGAAGGCGATGCAAACTTTGATGCAACTACAACAA